TGGTAGATCTCATGCACATAAAATACAAGCTGCAATTGCTATGGAACAACGAGCACGTGTTATGGGTAAAGGATCATCAGCAGGTGTTTACCGAAGATATATTGATTCAGTTAAAAGAACTAAAAAAGCAGATGGAGGCATTGTTGATATGACAAGAATGACATTTATTTAATGGGTAATATTGCGTTACGAGGAAATGGTGTAGCAATGATGGCGTCTGGTGGAAGAGCTGCAGATAATATGCCAGCAAGAAATAAAAAGAACTTTAGACCCACAAAGTCTGGAGCAGGTATGACACGAGCCGGTGTTATGGCCTACAGAAGAATGAATCCCGGTTCTAAATTATCAACAGCGGTTACTGGTAAGGTGAAACCAGGATCAAAAGCTGCAAAGAGAAGAAAATCATACTGCGCAAGAAGTGCAGGTCAAATGAAAATGTTTCCAAAAGCTGCAAAAGATCCTAATTCACGATTACGACAGGCTCGCAGAAGATGGAAATGTTAAATGGATGATGTTGTAGAATTTTCTACTAAATTAAGGCGTTTATTAAAATCTCAATTAGATAACTTAACTCTAACTGTCACATCAGGGAATAATGTTGACAATATGGAAAAATACAAGTATTTACTTGGCCAAATTCGTGTATATGAATACATGCTACAGGAACTCTCTAACCTGCTAAAGACAAAGGAGCACAAAGATGACAAAGGAAACATTGTCAAACTCGACTGATGAAATACCAAAAGTCGTTTTAGGACTAGAAGACAAGTATAAAGAAGAAGATAAAAAAACTGTACGAGCAGAAAATGTTACAGAATCTTTATTAGATAGTTTACCACAACCAACCGGTTGGAGAATTTTAGTATTACCATTTACTCCCAGAGATAAAACTAAAGGTGGAATTTTAATATCACAGGAATCATTAGATAAACTTCGGATATCTACAAACTGTGGTTATGTTTTAAAACTTGGACCGCTAGCGTATGGAGACAAAGAACGTTATCCAACGGGTCCTTGGTGTAAAGAAAAAGATTGGGTGATTTTTGCAAGATATGCAGGATCACGATTACCAATAGAAGGTGGAGAAGTGAGACTATTAAACGACGATGAAGTTCTTGGGACTATTAAAAATCCTGAAGATGTTCTTCATCATATTTAAACATAGGAGAAACTATGCCAGAAAATAAGCAAGAAAAACTAGTTGATGTCGGCGAAAAAGAAGGAGCCGAGATTACATTAGAAGAAAACAATGGGCAAACAAAAGCCGTTGCAGAAGAAAAGGTAGAGGAGAAAATTGAAGTTCAAGAGGAACAACCTGTTGAAGTTAAAAAAGAAGAAGTTAAATCAGAAAAAGTAGAAGCTAAAAAAGATGATTTAGATGATTATAGCGAAAAAGTTAAAAAACGTATTGCTAAACTAACTCATCAAATAAGAGAAGCTGAAAGACAAAAAGAAGAAGCAATTTCTTACGCGCAATCGATCCAAAAAGAAAAAGAGTTTGTTGAATCGAAGCTTCAAAAAACAGATACTCGATACATTTCAGAGTTTGAAAATAGAGTTAAATCTAGTTTAGCTAATGCCAAAATAGCCCTTAAAACAGCTATTGACGCAGGTGATATTGAAGCTCAAGTCAACGCGCAACAAGCTATTGCTGAACTTACTTTGGAGAATGCTAGACTAAATTCTTTAAAAGCAAATCAACAAGACTTGCCTAAAAAAGAAGTCGCTATAACTCCACAACAATCAACAATTTCAAAACCAGATCCTAAAGCAACAGAGTGGGCTGAAAAAAATACTTGGTTTGGAAATGATTCAGCAATGACTTATACTGCTTTTGATCTACATAAAAAACTTGTAGAGGAAGAAGGATATGACCCTAAAAGTGACGAATATTATGCAGAAATAGATAAGAGAATAAGACTTGAATTTCCGCATAAATTTGGTAAAACAGAGTCAACAACTACAGAAAGCACAGTTAAACCTGTGCAGAACGTAGCATCAGCTAAACGTCCAGCTCAAACAGGACGCAAAAAAACTGTGAAACTCACACCGTCACAAGTAGCAATTGCTAAAAGATTAGGTGTGCCACTCGAAGAATATGCGAAACATTTAACCGCGAAGGAGGTATAAGCATATGGAAAATGATAAAATAAAAACCCCACGCGCGAGCGAAACTAGGTCTAAACAAGATAGACCAAAAGTTTGGACTCCACCATCAAGTCTAGATGCACCGCCTGCGCCAACTGGATACAGGCACCGATGGATTAGAGCTGAAAGTGTTGGCTTCGATGATACGAAGAACGTTTCAGGTAAATTACGATCGGGCTTTGAACTTGTGAGAGCGGATGAATATCCGGATCACGAGTATCCAAAAGTTAAAGACGGCAAATACGCAGGTGTTATCGGAGTTGGTGGCCTATTGCTGGCTAGGATACCAGAGGAGATCGCTAAGTCTCGAACTGATTACTTTGAAAAAAGAACCAGAGAGCGAGAAAATGCCTTGGCAAACGATCCTCTAAAGGAGCAGCATCCAAGTATGCCTATTTCCAAGGAAAGGCAGACTCGTGTAACTTTTGGTGGCTCAAAGAAAAACTAATTATTTAGTAATTCCTAAACCAACAAAATAAAACTAACTCTTAAGGAGATAAATATGGCAAACGACACAGTTGCCTTTGGCTTTAGACCATTAGGCAAAATGGGTGGAGCACCGGCTGTAGGTTCGCAGAATCAATATGAAATTCTGGATAACTATAGCTCGTCTATATTTCAGGGAGACTTAGTTACATTAAGTGCCACAGGTAATGTTCAAGTAATTCAAACTACAACTGGAACAAGTATCTTGGGAGTGTTTAATGGAAGTCTTGTTGAATCCAACCCAACAACTAAAAAGCCGACTTGGAGCAACTTTTATCAACAAACAAATATTACCCAAGGTAATATTTATGCGTTTGTAATTGATGACCCAGATCAGTTATATTTAGTAAGATCAACTGGAACTGCACTAGGTAATACTGCAGTTGGAACAGCTTGTGAGCAAGTGTATGTAGCAGGTAGTACCGTAAATGGAATTTCTGGTGCATTCATAAATCCTAATAACACAACGACTGGACAAGTAAGAGTTCAGGCGGTGTCTACGTTTATAGGAAACGAAGAAGCTGTAACAAATGAGGCTTTCGTAGTAAGAATTGCTAAAGCTTCACAACTATTCTAAAGGAGATTAAACTATGGCTATTTCAAGATCACAGCTAGTTAAAGAACTAGAACCTGGTTTAAACGCTCTGTTTGGACTAGAATATAAACGTTATGAAAACGAGCATGAGCAGATTTTCGTAAAGGAAACTTCTGATCGAGCATTCGAAGAAGAAGTTATGCTTTCTGGATTTGCAAATGCTTCTGTAAAAGCTGAAGGTGCTGGTATAACATATGATACAGCGCAAGAAACTTTTACTGCTAGATATACGCATGAGACTATTGCTCTTGGTTTTGCAATCACTGAAGAAGCGATTGAAGACAACTTGTATGACAGACTAGCGTCTAGATATACAAAAGCACTAGCAAGATCCATGGCGAATACAAAGCAAGTAAAAGCTGCGAGTGTGTTAAACAATGCATTCAATACTAACTTCCTAGGTGGAGATGGTGTTGAATTATGTTCAACTGCGCATCCAACTATCAGTGGAACTTTCAAAAATGAGTTAAGCACATCTGCTGACTTAAATGAAACTTCCCTAGAGCAATCATTAATTGATATTGCTGCGTTTACTGATGAAAGAGGATTAAAAATTGCTGCACAAGCAGTTAAATTAATTATTCCTTCTGAACTTCAGTTTACAGCTGACAGATTAATGGCTTCTGCTGGTAGAGTTGGAACTTCAGATAATGATATCAACGCAATCAAGAACATGGGTATGATTCCACAGGGTTATGCTGTAAATCACTACTTAACTGATACTGATGCGTTCTTTATTATTACTGACGTGCCAAACGGCTTAAAGTATTTCGAAAGAGCACCTATTAGAACTTCTATGGAAGGTGACTTCGACACTGGTAACGTAAGATACAAAGCTAGAGAAAGATACAGCTTCGGCTTTTCTGACCCTAGAGGTATATTCGGTTCACCAGGCGCTTAATAAATAAGCATTATTTTTTAGTGGGGTGGGTTTATCTCACCCCACTAAAATGATAGAAAGATAAGAATATGACAAAACTATTCCATGTAAAAATCCGTGCCTACGGATATAAAGCTGAATTTGATATAGAAGCAGAAGATAGTCCAGAAAGTATAGAAAACTCTATCCTTGACAAAATAGGACAAAATAGGGTATTATTCGAAAATGCCGAAGGTTGGTATGCAAAATCCAAACTATGGCTAACCTACGAGGAGGTTGTTGATGGATCACGTTCAAGGCCTTTACAACAAGAAGAGGTCGTTAGAACTTGATTGGGAGCAACACTACTTACAAGAGGGTAAATACACTCTTGATATGGTTAGGATTGACGAAGAGATAAGAAAAGTCATCAACCATATAAAGTTTGCAGAAGCTAAAGATGCTATAATGCAAATTAAAGTAGAAAACGCTGCTCCTGAATTTTCAGTAGCTAGTTAAACTAGTTACAAATTGTCGGAAAACAGTATTTTATATAAGCCACCTCTTGCGCTATTCAATAAATTAAGCTATATTTCAACAACTATACATTAACTTCTAATCTAGACGCGTATAGTCGACGGCCTAGAGACTAGATTGGAATAACTAGGAGAACATAACTATGGCAACAACATCATTCCAAGGGATCGTAAGATCGTATGGAGGACAAGACAAATCAATAACGACACCAGGTGTTGTAGTACTATCTGAAGTAATTTCATTTAATGCTGCAGCAACGGCGGCTAGTTTAACACCAGTTAGAATTGGTGCATCAGCAACAACTGGTGCCACATTCGTTTTACCAAAAGGTGCTATACCAATTTCTTTTACAGTGGTCGTGCCATCTTCAGGCGCAGGTTCAACTGTAGATATTGGAACAACGGGTGACGTTGATGGTTTTTTTAATGAAGTAGCATCAGTTACAAAAGGATCAATCAAAGGTGCAGATGGAGACTTAGTGGTAGCAGCTGGTCTTTCAGCTAATGCAACTGTAGCAGCTTCTGTTGGAGCAACTGCTGGAACTGGAACAGTTACAGGAGTATTCACATATACAATTGCGGATAATGCTCAACCAGGCGAATCACAGTCGCTATAATAAATTAATTTAAGGAGCTCGAAAGGGCTCCTTAATATAAGGAGATAAAATGAGTTACAAAAGTGATATAAAACCGGTTAACACATCTTCTGCATCTACAGTTATATTTACAGGTAGAACTAGACTTCGAGGATTTATGATTCAGTCCACAGGAAGTTCTGGATCAGCTATAATTAATGGTCTAGCAAATGCTACGACTGTAAGTTCATCAGTTAACACTCAAGTTTTTTTACAAGTATTTGTTGGTGCTGGACAAACTGAAACATTAAATCTTCCAGAGGACGGAATTTTGTATGCACAGTCTAATGGAACAGGAGTTGTTGATGGCGTTGGTGTAACAGCAAACGCTAGTGCGTTAAGCATTACATTATTTATAGATAAGTAAGATCATGGCAACATCGGGAACAACTTCGTTCGATTTAAATATCGACGAGGCGATAGAAGAAGCTTATGAAAGATGTGGTCTTGGAGGAACAAGATCAGGCTATCAATTAAAAAGTGCCCGACGCTCGCTTAACTTACTACTTTCTGAATGGGGAAACAGAGGTGTTCATTTATGGAAAGTTGATCTAGCAAATGTACCTTTAGTTTTAGGTCAAGCAGAATATAATTTTGCAAATGATCCAACTAATTTTCCAAATACAATTAGTGATGTTTTAGAAGCATACGTTAGAAACAATACTACAAGCACTGCACCTGTAGATATATCTCTTTCTAAAATTGATAGATCTGCTTATGCAGCTTTACCTAATAAGTTATCTCAAGGAACACCATCACAGTATTATGTTCAACGAACCAAGAACCCAAGTATATTTTTATACCAAACACCAGGGTCAAGTTTTTCTGGAGCTAACTATCAATT